AGTTTATTCTTTTCTATAAGATGATTATATAGAATAGCCCCCTTACAATGGATAGGCGCGCCCTTCTTAAATAGATTATGAGATTCAGTCCATTTATCAAGACCATTAACTGATCTTGGATATGAAATATCTTCAGGCGGTAGTTTCATAAACTCTTCACGAAAATCTTGAATGAAAGTATTAAGTTGCTTTTCAGTACCACTCATTATAATTTTCAATGCTTGTTTTAACTTTTCTCGACATGGAGCAGGCGTACTTGACTTTACGGCTTCAATCCCCATAATCTTGAGTTTTGGCTCAGAATAACGCACCCCCTCACTATCGTATACGTTAAGTATGTACCTCTTCTTAGCAGTCCATATACCCTTGTCAGCGATGACTTCACGAGACATTTGCATCTTTTGGTCATATGCATTTGTTACTTTAGCAAGAGCTTGATAAGAATTATTAATAAACGGTTCAAGTTTATCCTTAGCAACCGTGTCCAAGAAATCGACAATCTTTTTATTGTCTGCTCCTTCTTTAAACACTTTATTAACCAATCGGTCAAAAGTAATGTATACTGAATCCGTATCACTGGCAATCACATAATCTTCATTAGTCGTTTCCAACAATTTGTTGAGATACATGTTAAGAGATTTTTCGATCCAACGTATAGATAATTGACCAGAAGTAGTGATGGCTGTAGCGACCAATAAATCAAAGTAACGAAACCAATTATTACCAATAGCACCATACGCCGAGTTAAGAGAAATCTTCTTCGCCATCTGGATATTATTGTATCTTGAGATATCCTTGAGAAGAGACTTATCCTTCGTGTCTTCATATTTCTGTTCAGCTTCCAACATGAGTTTTTTATATTTAACCCTATCATTATACATATTCTCCATTATTTCTGGCAGAAACCCCTTTTTGTCTCTACGAAAGAAAGCACCATTGGGTGTTAAACAATACTTAGTATCGTTTTTTATGTTGCCATTTAGAATCTTATCTACTAGGCCATCTTTCTTCTGACAGTTAGGTACTAATGTTTCTGGCGAGATGTTATACTGCATAATCAAGTGTGGATACAATGAGTTTAAGTCAAATGACATAACCCAATTGTGCATACCGACTTGAGGGTCTTTTACATAAGCACCTTCAAACTTTTCACTTTTTTCGGTGTGTTTATTCTTTGGTGGAATAACAATATTTTTACTTCGTAAATAATTGTAAATAAGAATATCCCAATATTTAACTGAGCCCAGGACATCCATATAATTAACTTTAGCCTCATATGCCATAGTCAAACATAACTCAATAAGTTTCATCTTATCTTCTAACTTATCAACAAGCTCCACATCAGTAATATTGTATTCAATAAAAGATTGATAATCTTTCTGATACCATTCTTTGAATGTAGAAAAGGGATTACCCTCTTTCTTTTCACCAAGTTCAACAAAGGCAATATGATCAAGTCTATATGATTCTTGTGCCGTGTAAGTAAATTTACGATACAAGTCAAAATAATCTAAGTGAGCAATACCTTGAATTTGATATAGTTGATGATTCCTACCCATTTGGAATACATTCTTTTCTTGAACACTTCCCCAAGGAGATAAGCGTTTTAGTTCATCTTCACCAAACAAGTTTTTGATACGATTACATAAGTAAGGAATATCAAAGAACTCTGTATTCCAGCCAGTAATAACATCTGGCTGATGTCTTTCCCAAAAGATTAGAAACTCTTTAAATAAATGCACTTCACTTTCACACTCAATATAAGTAACATCTTCGCGTTCATTGATGAATTTACCAATACCAAACACAACAATGTTCTTACTCTGATGATTCTTTATTGTAATTGACAGCATAGGTTCAGCTGCAATTTCTGGACTAGGAAATCCATTCTCACATTGAACCTCAATATCGATAGTTGCAATTAAAATATTATCTATATCCCAATCAATCTGATTAGGATAACTATCAGCCAAATAGCAATAAGGATACTGAGTATTACCGAATACTAGTTCTGGCTGACTTTTATATTGTTCGACCCATTCTTTCGCATCTTTGATAGATGGGAGTTTTACTGGAGTGACATAATCACCATTCAAAGTCTTCCAATCAGTAGGATTTTGAACAGGCGAATATAGTGTGGGTTGATATCGAATCTTACGATTGACACGTTCACCGTTAACTACTTCACGCAGTAAGAGATTGTTACCCCATTGGAGTATGTTTGTATAGAAGTTCATTATGTAATAATACCAGGCTTAGGTGTGTTTGTCAACTAAAATTTAGCTCTTCTTGAATAAATTCTCTATTTTCTTTAGTGGTGAAATTAGAATTTAATGTCTGTAATTTATCGGCTGCATTAGCCAGTTTAGTCATTTCATCATCAATAGCTGTAACCAAATCTGGATGTTCACCAATTCCAGCTGGATTCTTAATATACACGGTTATATTTGCCTTTGCAGCTGCCATTTCATATTCATATTTTTTTCTTAATGCGTCAATCATTTATTCATCCTCATCGTTATCGTCACCTCGAGCAATCCAATCAGATAATACAAACCTTCGATTTGGATTAACGCTGACCATGGCTCGCGACATAAAATCTCTATTAACTAAAAATGTGCTTCTAGAGTCTTTGGTTGTAAGACCTACAGGAACGTCAATATATTTTCTATTATTAAATATAATGTTAACGAATACTATAGGTCGCTCATCTATCTTCCCCACATGTTCTGGTTTAGATATTCCTTGTAAGGTAGAGGAAAACTTTTTGCCAGCTCTATCCCACTTAACTTTTCTTCCTTGTATATCAATATTATCGACATGGAGCATGGAGGCTTTTGTACCATTACCTGTATCAAATTTACCTCTGAGTGGGCCCAATCCTTCTATCTCAACTCTTTCTACATATCCAGACTCAGTAGGAAATGAATGTCTACGATTATTATTAATGCTAATAAAGTCTATTAATTTATCCAATATCTTTGTTGGTGTTGTATTACCCAAGTATGGATTATTTGAAGATTCAGTATCAGTAATATCATACATACCAAAGTTCGATGCTATACCAGCAGAACCGTTACATTCTAAAACGTATATATCTTTACCTACTAATGCATGATCTACACCAACAATATATGCACCTACAGAACGAGCAGCTCGAAGTATAACACTTCTTTCTTCTTCGTTTAATTCATATGCTTCTGTAGTAGCACCTCTATGTCGATTAGACCTAAAATCTTTTTCTGCTGAAATTCTTTTGGTTGATGCTAAAATCTTACCCCCAATTACAATTGTACGAATATCATAATCAAATTTTAAAAACTCTTGAATTAATAATTGTGCATTAAACTTCCAAAGTGATTGTACAACTGAAACCATACTTTCATAATCTTTAACAATAGAAACACCTATACCCTGTGTTCCTGTTATTGTTTTAATAATGACAGGAAACTTTTCTCCAATACGTTTATGTGCATCATATAAACTTTTCTCATTTGATATAAGAGAAGTTTTAGGAGTTGAAATACTATCTCGTTCAAATGAAATAAAAGCTGACATTTTATTATCACATGTCAGCATACCGTTCTTATTGTTCATCATAAAACAACCCGCGGTTTCAAAAGATGCTAATAGAGCAAGACCTACCTCATCATCTAATACGCCTGCACGAACAAAGCACACAGTTTTTCTAGTATCAAATACTGCTTCTTTATCTTCACCGTTTACATTTGAAACTGTAATTTGCCCTGTCTCTAGATCATTTTTAGATATCCAAGCTTCTTTTGTATTAACAATAGTACAAGGAATACCTTTTTTATTACATGCTTTTTCAATAAGACTACTAACTAACTCAGCCTTCTTGGAGCGGACTTTAGTAAGTACCGCCACTTCAATATCCCCATCACCTTTTTCTTCAGTAATGAACTGAGCAAATTTTTCCACAGCTAGTCCTCTCGTTTTTTACCTATATTGTATTTAGTTTCCAATATCCAATCATTCTTCTCTTTG